TCTTGGCTGCTTTCACTGGACCAACACGGAACAATCCTTTGATGTTATCAGCAGCATCACCTGTCAGCATCTGCGTATACAACTTAACTAAACCTTCCTCTGGTTTAATGTAGTAGCCTAGATGTTTTACAAAGTTGTAATGCCATCCAACAATCTGATCTAAGTCTTTGTCTAAAGACACAATGACACAATTGTCACCAAGCTTTGTAGCTTCAATGGCAATGGTGTCATCAGCTTCTTCACCTTCAGATATAGAAGCACCCCATTCCTTTACTAGATAGTCTCTAAGGAAAGCTAGATGCTTTGGCTTAGGCTTGTCCACTCTGTTCCCTTTGTAAGGTACAGTGGTGGCTATCTTGTATCGGAAGTTGTTCTTACCTGTTAGGTGCATGCTCCAACTATCCACGAAGCAATCAGGATAGATGTTATCAACACCACACATGAGGACATCAACAATTAAACGATCCAGTGTTCGCTGTGCCGTTGCTTCGTCTTCGTCCTCACATGCGGATGCTGCCCGATAAGCGAATATATCGCTATCGAATAGTGCTTTCATTACTGCACTACTTGTTCTTCAGCAGCTTTACCTGCCTCGAAAGCTTTCAACTGCTCTGTCCCTTGCTCTTTAATAACAGCAATGGTATCTGTAACAGCCTCAAAGGGAAGCTTAGATAGCGCAGCCAATACCAAATTCAATTGGTCAAGGGTTAATGTAATATTAAAGTTCATAATACATCCTCATCGTCTGCGCTAATACCTGCTGCTCCTGCATACTCAACCAAGTCAGTGACAACCAGCTTCTTCAACGAAGGGCTAACACCTTTCTTGTTCTTGTATGTCCAAGAGTATGAAGACACAAGAGCCTTACCCTTGCTACCATTACCGATAGCCTCGGTAATTTCATCATTGTCTGTATCAAAGACACGGATAGGCTTCTCTGATTTACATGTGATGTAACGACCCATGTCAGCCTTCTTATCTTCACCAGTTTGAACACTGATGCCCATCTCTTCCAGTGCTTCAACAGCAGCATCAGACAGGTTGCATAAGTTCAACTGGAACTTACCGGACATGTCATTCACTTTGTTGTGCTGACACCAGAACAAATCAGCCTTAAGCTTAATCGCTTTCTTTTCTTCACTCATAATATTCTCCAATATAAAAACGGTCTGAACGGCAGACCCACAACCGTCATGGTTAAACTTTGTTTTCGTCTAACCGATGATCACCACACCAGTCAGTCATGTAGACCACTGGATAACCACCCATTGTAGGAGCATGCCTACGACAGCGTCCAATCTCACTAGCTTCTCCGAGTAGTTGGGTTGTTTTAGGAACAAACCAAATACAAGTCCTGCATCTCATACCACTTGAGCGATGAACCCAAGGGTCTGCCCCTGAAATTGCGCCTTGACGAGCAACCTCTGGGCGAATGCCAAGATTTTGTTGGGCTTCGTTTAGTGAGTTTACAATCATTTTGTTTCCTCAAAAAGTTGTTGTGCAAGTAAGTATCCCTCAAGAGGCCATGCTTTATTAATGGCATCTTCATAAGCATACTTATCACCTAACGCTTTGTTATATTTTGTCTTATCAACACAAGCACTTGTGCCTAAGATTACATAACCATTCTCCATAAACAATTGGCAGATGGTTGTTGTTGTGTCTGGTAACACAGAAAAAACTACCTGCTTAATTTTGTTTTCAATGTCTGTAATACTTACGCTAGTGCGTACCTTCTCTTCCTGAATATCCATAGTGTTCTCCTTAGTGACACTCACGCCAATTGTTACCAACCTTACCCTCTGCATCCACCGGACACCGGAAAGCTAAAGCTTCACCTGCCTTGGCTGCTGCTTGCTCGATGAGCCTAGCTGCTTCCTCTGCCTGATCTTCTCTCACTTCCCACTGTGTTTCGTCATGAACAAACGCTAACAGTTTAGCATTTATTCCCTTCTCTTGCAACAGCTTTGTTGATTCAACAAGCCATTGTTTAGCAATGATAGCACCTGCACTTTGCAGCAATGTGTTCAATGCTGCATGCTCTGATCTAACCCACACCCTGCGTCCATCTAAAGCAGGGAGATGCCCTTTAGCCATCAGCCTAGATATCTTCTTCTTCAGGGCAGAAAGGCCGGGAGTATTATTGATAAAGCTATCAATAAGTTTCTTACCTTTGCTGCTGTTACCACCTACGATGCTACCCGCCTTGGCTGCACCTGCACCATACAACACACCATAGGTTAGAGTCTTGGTAACATTCCTAGCCTTCTTGTGCTCAGGGTTGTTATCATCCTTGACAGTGCCTCGTTCCACCAAGCCAAAGCTCTGTGCATTGAACCAGTGGATGTCACCCTTAAGCAACTCAGTGATCCACTCTTGGTCATTGAGGTAGTGACCTAAGCAGCGTAGCTCAATGCCTGACAGGTCAACACCCACCTGCTTATATCCCTTAGGCACTGTCCATACTTCTCTACACTCAGCACCATATGGACCACCCACAGCAGGGATCTGCGCCATGTTAGGACTACTGTGTGTCGCCCTTCCTGTAACTGCGCCATTGGTTGTCACTCTACCATGCACCCTACCATCATCAGCTACCAGTTCAAGCCAACTACTTATCTGAGATACACGCTTTTGAATCATTAAGTATTCAGCTACAAGCTTAGCTTCAGGTAGGTCAATGGTTTCTAGGACAGCTTCGTCAACAATGACATTGCCTTTGTCTGTGTGTTTCTTAAATACAACACCAAGCCCTGCCAATCGCTCAGCAATCTGCTGCCTACTTCCGGGATTGAAGATGGTTACTTTGTCCTTGAGCTGCTTGCCTGTCTTCTCAGAGACACGTTGCTCAACGATAGGGAGAAACACCTTCTGCATCTCCTCTTCAATGTCAGACATGCGTCCACTAAGTATGGCATGCAACGCCATAGCCTTAGGCATATCAAGCATGAAGCCATTGTCTTCCATGCCACGACATATGATGGCAACCTCATGCTCAAGCTGAATGCTTTGTAGGGAAAACCCTTCTCTCGTCATGGTTGTTGTCAGAAAGTTGTACAGTTTTTCTAAAAGTTGAACATCTTGTTCACAATAAGTAGCCATCTCTTGTGTCCATCCACTGTCGAAGTCAGTGAATCCAATCTTGTGGCTGCCTAAGCGGTAGCCCCATGCCTCTAGGCTATGAGGAGTAGGGGCTTTGCCTTCCTTAGGAAGCACCACCTCAATGTCCGGCTTATACAAGCGTGACATTACTAGGGTATCCACTAGGCTGTTGTCAGAAATGCCAACACCCCATACCTTCTTCAGGATGGGAGCGTCAAAGCCAATGATGTTGTGGCCCACCACTTGCTCACCCTCTAAATAACTTTGCAAACTGTCGGCTTCCCGCCAGTGCCTCACCTCACCAGTGGTGTTGTGCTTGGTTACACACAACCATATGGTGTCATGTTTCAGGTTTGTCTCTATGTCTAAGAAGATCATCGTCCTTGTCCTTATCATTTTGTCGGAGATTGTTAACATCTACCGACTGTTTGTAATCTTCTAATGAATCTTTACCAAAGATGGCATTCCATCTTGATGCCCATTCCTCATCAGCTATTGACTTGGGACGCTGAGTGTGTCCCTTTCCTCCGTCACTCGTCATGATATTGCCACACCACTACAGGTGTGTCCTTTCCTATGTAAGCACCTTCAATATTAAAGTTGATGTAGTCGATAGCTTCTTCAGAATCCATACCATCTCTGATCATTAGTTGCTCAACCATCTTCTCACAATCGTAGACCAATACATCAACACGTTCCTTACCAATCCAAAGACTGGATGTGCCTATGATGGCACTGTCAAACCCATCCCACTTCTTCATAACATTGTTCCTTCCATAGCTGAATCAATCTCAAACATTCTGCCAGTGTCTTTGTTATAAAGCAAGCTGCAAGCAGGACCAGTCTGTCCACTGTAGCGGTTCTTCAGCACCCTCACCTTGGTGGTGTTACGCTCAATAGGATCATCATGCTGACCATTCCTCTCCAGTGATATCACCATGTCACTTAGCTGTGCAATGGCAGCACTGCCTCGTAGCTGAGCTAGGCTAGTGGTTGCACCTTCCTCATGTCCCTTGTCTGAGGGACGCTTGAGGTGGCTAACAATGATGAGAGCTATGTTAGTTTCCTGCACAAGCATGCGAAGCTTGGTCATTATTTCATCAATGGCCTTACGCTCATCGCCATTGTCCTGACTGGATACGATGATGCTTAGGTGATCTAAGAACACATACTTACAGCCTAGTCCCTTAGCCATATACTTGACACGATTGACAATGTTCTCAATAGCTGTACTTCCAAAGTGATCGAAGAAGAACAAACGCCCAGTGCCTAGTGTCTTCTCGAATGCGTCCTTGCGTACAGCATCAGACACCACAGATGTAGGTAGGTGTAGTGGTGCATCAGCAGCAAGGCTCATCATAGACAGGCTAGTCTTTCTCACACTCTCTTCAAGAAACATCAAGCCAATGTTGTCACTGCTATTCTGTAACAAGTGCCAAACAATTTCCCTTAGGGTTTGACTCTTACCTAGTCCACTACCTGCTGTGAATGTGACTAGCTCACCTGCTCTAATGCCATAGGTAATTTCATTCAGCCCCTTCCAAGGGTAGAAACAATCTGCTGCTTCCATTGGTGTAGACACCAACTCCCACAGGCTAGACCCACACACAATGCCATCAGGCACGAAGGGTTCAGCAGCCCACCATCTAGAAACAAAGGCAGCTTCCTTGCTATCAGCAAGCCACTCGCATGCATCTTTATATTCAGGGTCTGGTTTAAATATCTTGCACTTGCTGCCAAACAATTCAGCAACTTCCTTTGCTGCCTTCTGCCCTGCCTCATCACCATCAAAGCACAGCACAATGTTTTCAAAGCTGTTGATGTATTCGTAGTTTGCTTTAGCGTCCTTCAATGCACTACCTGCACCCGTGCGTATAGACACCACAGGATATTTACTACCTGTCAATTGGTATGCAGCCAGTGCATCAAACTCACCTTCAGTGATGGTGAGGTACTTGCCATTGGAGGGGTACAGGTTCTGTCCAAACAACGTACCCTTGCTCCACCCACCCACTGTCGTAAACTTCTTATCCTTCACCTCTCTACGCTTAGCTGCTACCAGTTGGGAGTTGCTATCGTAATAGGGGAAGTAGTAATGGCCTTCGCTACGGACTACACCATAGCGTTCCATTGTTGCTTTGTTAATGCGTCTGTCTGACACACTAACACTGTGTCCTTCGTTGTAGCTTTTAATAAAGCCACTCGTATCTTTTGTATCACCATCTACATCAATCACTTCAAGTCTTTCGTTGTTCGTTGAGGGAATGTATGTGTTACATACAAAGCATTTGGTGGACATGTCTTCGTTGATGGACAAGCCATCACTACTGCCACATGTCTCACAGGGTAGGTGGGTTTTTAAGAATGTCATAGCCCTTGTAAATTACTTTGTTGGTCTTAAGTACAGTGTCATACCCTTGAAAAAGCTTAGTCATTCTAGCATCGTGTAAGCTGTGTAGTCCAATTAATAAATTGGATATCTCATCTTCATCAGGCTTCTTCACTCTGTCCATTAACACCCACAACACAGAGTCAATGTCTTCTCTTGTCATCCATGCTGCCATGATGAGGTCTTCTAGTTCATGTAGTTTCATTTTGTTTCTTAAGTTTGTTTTCAACTAAACTGATAAGCCAATGCTTATCACTTCCAGCTATAAAAGCCATCTTATTCTTTTCTTCATCCGTCAGCCCAACCCATGTGCGCTGTGGTGGATGAAGTAACGGCTCGTTTGTAATGTGCTTACGTCCATTAGCATCTGTGATTATTCGTTCAGTCATGTGTTGCGCTCCTTGAATTTGACAATCTTTTCAATTTCAACAGTAGTTATTAACTTTTCTTCTGTCTGTGGTGGGGTGGTGTAGAGAGGCACACCCGCAGACCCATCAGTTACTTCACGCCAAATGCCATCCGTGAACTTGGCAAACTTACCCACAGGCTCTTGCTCTGGCTGAATCTCTTGCCCAAGTCTCTGCACTTCACGCATAGCATGTTCACGCAAGGCAGCTTCCCATGCTGCCCATGCCCAGTATTTAGGACTACCTCTTCTAAATGGACTACTAAGAATGATGTCACTATCCCACCATTCATTAAAGTCTTTCATGTCAACAACTTCGTGTGTCACTTTGCAGCCTCCATATACAGACCAACATTACCCAGTGCATAACCAACAAAGGCTATGCCTAGCCCAGTGCTTCCCTTGAGTAGCAAATCTATTGCCACCACTGTGTACACCACACCCACTACAGCGATAAGCCATGCACTCATTTGATCACCTTGAATTCTTGAAGCACTCTCATAGCTGCTTTAATAAGTTCAGTGTCTTGAGATGGTTCAGGCAAACTACTTTCCCACCGAAGTAAAAACTCCAGTTCTTGTGCAACCACAGCTTCAATTTCTTCTCTGTTTAATTCAGTCATATCAGTCCCATAGTCCTCTGTAATATTTACCAAACAACATGAAAGCTTTCTTCATCCTAGCTTCATGCACCTCCAAACCTGCATAGTCCACCTTAATCTTACCAATCTGCTCTTCCAGTCCTGCCTTCTTATCCACAGCAGTGTGGTCATAAAACTTATCAGTTGAATTTTCATCTACCATTTGTTCAAATGCCCAGATCATTTCATCCATCACCCAGTCCCACCGCTTGAAGTGATTGTCATCAATGTCCCACTTTGTTTCCTTAGGTAAACAAGAGGTGCTTTGCAAAGCCTTGGGTACATCTCCATCATCCACACAAGGGCTACCATGCTGTGTTGCCTTAAGCTGCTTGAGCATAGGTAAGATGATGAGGGATAGTGTGTGATCCATAGCCCATGTGTCATACCTGTCAAGCTTCACAATGACAGTGCGCTTCTTCTTGGTGTGCATCCATTGCAACACATCACCCACCCATGTTTCACTGAGCCACTCGCCCCACTTGTGTGCCTTGTCCTTACTAACACCTACCTTGGTTGTTAGTTCAGCAAGCTGATATGGTCCAAGCCAATTGGGATAGTTTCCTATATACACTTTCATACTAGTCCTCGCATTTCCTGTGTCACTGTTGCACTACGCAAAGTGTTCTTGATGTATGGTGTTAGGCTCTGCGGGGTAGCATGACCTGACACTGACATGATGTTGGTGATGGGTACACCCACCTCAATCATCTCTGTGATGGCTGTCCTTCTTAAGTCCTGTAACACTAAGTCACTAGGCAAAGAAGCATCAGCCAAGATTTGCTTAGCCACTCTAGACAGATTGAATAAACTATAAGGTAGCAAGCCACCCTTCCTATCAGGCACATTAGATGGAGCAATGTATTGCTGCCAACCAAACTCAGCATGCTGCTGCCTTAACATAGTTAGAAGACCAGTGCTTGTTGGGATAGTCACCCTAGACCTACGCTTGCTTTGTTCCAAGTGCAACACACCCTTCTCTAGGTCTACCTGTTCCCACTTAAGCTTACGCATATCACCCATACGCTGTCCATATTCGTATGCCATCTGCACAATGAGTCCTACATTACGCCACTTGAATGTGCTGTAAGCAGTGTTCATGAATGCTCTAACATCTTCCCTACTCCATACAGTTCTGCGAGGTTTGTCTGCTCTTCGTAGCACCTTGCTGAATGGATTGTGGGTGATGTAGCCATGACGAATAGCGAAGTTGAATAGCAATCGATACACTGCCAAGGTGTGGTTAGCTAAGCTAACACTGTGCTCAGCATGTGTTTCATATATCTTCTGACAATGCGGTGTCACTAAGCTACCTAGCTTGCATTGATACAGAGCAACACCATTGGCCTTGCTATCCTTCCACCCCTGCAGGTAATACATGTAGTCACGTTGAGCTTTGATGCTCAGCTTGGTGAAGGTGATGTTATTCTTGTAAGCTTTGATAAGCTCATGCACCCTTGTATCTTCAGAGATATCTTTAAGATATCTAAGTTCCTTACGCCAGTTGTCTAGCATGGCATTAAGTTCTTCAGCCAAGGCAAAGGCTTTGTATTTGTCAGTGCCAAGCACACACCTAGCCACCACCCCTGCATCCACTGCATCCTGTGGTGGGTTGTAGCGGTACTTAGTAACACCCTCAGCAGCCTGTGCCAAGGTGACATAGCGAGGGAGAGTCATGCTTGTTCCCTTGCCTTCATCATTTGTTCAGCAAACCAATAAGCTTTGCTTGCCACTTCAGCATGTGGAATGCTCCATGCACTGGTCATCAACACAGCCATAGCCTTAGCTGCAAAGTAGTCACGCAAGGTCATGCCATCACTACCTAGTCCTGTATAGGGGAATGCTTGTTGCGGTTCAATGTCTTTATCATTCATCTTGTTTCCTTTTCTTAGGCAGTGCTGCCCAGTGTGTCCAGAAGTTGTCTTGATTGTTGCCGTAGTATTCGCCATACACAGCCACTCCATACTTGCTTAGCAGTTGCACCTTCCTACTGCGAGGACAGCTCTCAATGTCTTCCCAAAAGCATTCAGTGTTAACACACACAGTGTTGTCTTTGTTATCTTCAACTGCCATTTACATTTACTCCTTTATGTTTAGCATATGGTGCTAATACTTTATTGCGATAGTCAATGCCTGAGAAATTCGCATACTCCACCAATGATCTACTGTTGCCTAGTCCATACACACCAAGGCTTTTACCTCGGTGAAGTAGGTCTGTCATACGCTCTTTAGATTTGTTATCTAAGTCCCACCATCTCTGGTTTCTTTTCTCATCTGCATCAGGTGACCAGTGCACTTCCCTGTGTGATGTTTCAACATCACCTGTGTTGTACAAATGATAGACAGGTACATCAGTGGTGTGATAGATGTCCCATCCATGAGTGTATGCTCTCACTGAAAGCGTCTGCTCCTCACCCTCAAAGTAAAGATGAGGATCATATGGAACTTCGTATACAAATTTACCTAAGGTAAAGATGAACCCTGCTGCCAAGTGATATCCCTTGATGGGAGTGTCACTGTCCCTGCTGATAGCAGTGAAGGTGAGGATGGTGTCTTCATTCCTGAAGTCGCAATCATCATTGACAAAGTTGAATAACACTTGGTCTGTAGATTTCTCAAGCACAGGCACACCATCCACCATCTTGAATGGGTGAGGGTAGTTTGATATAACAAACTTAGGTGACATCTTTGAACACACCGAAGCTGCTTCAATTAACACAGTGTCCCATCCCTGCTCAAACACTGTGTGTGAATCAACCTGCAAGAACCATGTCTCTCCTGAGTACAGAGACATAGCCAATGCCCTTGCCCAACATGCACCTCTAGAATCTTGTACATCAATACCAACATAGCGAACCTGTGACTTGATGTCTTCGTAATTGAAACGATTCTCTACAAAGTTTTGCTCCACTATTCCAAAGAATAAATTGCTAGGGGTAGTGGCTTTCGCCAGTGCATCCCTAACAGTTTGTTCTAAGAGCTTGTCGCAATAAGAAGCTATGCTTATGAAGATGGTCATTCGTCCTCACCCCCCAGTGCATAGAGCCTCTCTGCCATGTCAATGAGTTCATCCTTCTTCATCAGCTTGTCAAGCCATCGTGTAGGAATACCCTTGAGTCCATACTTACGTCCTGCTAACATACCAGTGACAGCACCTACAGTGTCAGCATCATAGCCCTTGTTCACTGCCATCACCAAAGCTTTCTCAAAGCTTGATGTTTCTCTCACACATTCCCATGCCATGTTGTATGTATACATGATGGTTCCTGATGCATACACATCACGGAAGTGTTTGAGATAGTCGAAGTTGTCTTCTGCTTTGCCTGACATAAGCTCAGCAACAAACCCTGCAATGTAATGCACAGTGTCTGCATTACCATGTGTCATCAATGACACAGCCACACTCTGTGCCACAGCACTAGGCATGCAGTTGTGATTGGCTAACACAATGGGAGCAACCCTCATGATAGATCCATTACCACTGGAGCTATAGCTACAGCTACCTGCATAGGGATGTGTTGGTGTGATGCGGTCAATGGCTTCACTGCATGTCCTACCAATGTCAAAGACATAGTTGCGAGTACCGAAGTGTCCTGTCTTCTTCCACATGCGGAAGTTCATGGCAATGTTCTCAGGATCAAAGCGTTTGCTGCCTATGTATGCATCAGCAATTGCTACAGCCATAGCACCATCGTCTGTCCACTCACCCTCGGCAGTGTTATGCACACCACCACCCCCCATCTGTGTCAATGTCTTCGTCATCTCATGTGGCCTGATGAATTCCAATGGAGCACCCAGTGCATCTCCAATGAACAGACCCATGAACATACCAATTGCTTTGTCTTGATGCATCAGATATCCGTATCCTTAAAAGAAATTTCAAAATCAATACTGCTACCCATATCATGCAAATCCCCACGAATAGTGGAGCAAATCTTTTCAATGGTTTCTAAGGGGCATAGGCAGGTCATGTTAATGACAACCGATTCACCCCCATCCATAGTGCCTACTATCTTCACATCACTAACTAACATACATGTTCCTTTGTGTAGGTGGGGTACTCGCTGCATCCACTGGTACTGCACCTCATGAACTAAATCACTTGGCTGAGTGTTATCCAATGGCATCCGCTCTCCCCCTTATCAATTAAGCGAAGGCAATGTCTTCGGCAATGTCCCACAACTCTGAGTTGATGCGGATGTTCTCTCTAACACTGCTAACAGGGCGAGCCTTACGAATCACACCATTGGGGTGCTTGTCAGACAGACTCTTAACGAAAGCGTTGCCACGGATAACACCTTCCTGAATGCGGTTGAACACAGTGAATGCATCCATGTAGTTGTCTTGATAGCGGGAAACTTTCAACACATCAGCAATGGTTTGAGGGGTAGCATACACACCATTGGTTTGCTCTTCGAGCATGTCCCATCGTGTCTCAATACCACGCTTAGCCATGATCACTGACTGATGTGGGTCAAGTGTCACACCACGCAGTCTCTCAAGACGCTCCATCATGGTGGGCAATGTAGCCACAGTGTTACGAAGCATCTCTTCAAAGCCACTCAGTGCCTTGCTGTGATAGATGCGAGACTGGAAACCATCACCTGCAATGAGGCCATTGTCACAGATGAAGCGGAAGCAACCTGCAAACAATCTCACTGAGCCAGTACCATCGTGAGAGTTGTAAAGAATAATCTCAGGACGAATGTCAGCAGTACCAAAGTCAATGTCCCACTGCTTAGCAAAGGCTACCATGTGACCTGAGTGAGCAGGGTTGTTCTTACGGCTACGCTTTTGTGCTGCTTGCACTGGTGCATATCCATAGTCTTGCATCACTGTGATGATGTCGCTTGTGTTTAATGACACATAACGATCTGTAAGGCGGTCAGCCTTGGTTGTGCTGAAAGCAGCAGGGGCAAGTTGTTGGATACGCTCTGTAGAGAGAGCAGAATTGTTAACATTGCGAGAGAAGATTACATGTTTAGCCATGATGTTTCCTTAAGAAAAGTGAATGAGTGTCAGCAACTGACGCTTAATTATAACCACAAAATTAGGGGCAGTGTAAATACCCCTACAGTTTACTCGGGCTTTCTAGCCAAAGGTATTACATCCATCCAAGCCACTAGATGAATAGTGTCTCCGAACATATCTAGGCAGTAGCTATACATGCCATCGATGTGATCGAAGTAGTAGACAGCCTCAGTGCGAGGGCATTGTACATAGCTCTTAGGCTTCACTGAGTACAGTGGTTGCACTGGTTGCTTGTCGAAGTCCCTGATGTCCACTTCGCTTAACATAATTTTCCTCCTGTAATAGGTGTAGTCGTTTCATCTCAGTGCCTTTGGCATAGCCCTTGATGTAATGGATGCTCATCCACTGGTAGCTGATGCCTAAGCTTCGCAAGCCATGAACAAAGCCTAGCTGATAGCTAAGGTCTACATCCATATAGCCACCATTGCTATGCACCAACATACAAAGAACCAAGTATACAGTTCTGTGTCACTCATGTACAGCATCCTTCCGTTGTACATGCTTAGCTAACAACCACTTGTCACCGAGGTAACGAATGCTACGCACCCACTGCCGTTGATTGTGCCTATTGATCCGCTTCTCTACACCCTCAGTGTTAAACAGAGTGCGAACATGTCTTAACATCTTTGTATTCATATTAGTCCTTAATAAAACGAAAGTTTCCAGAGTCTATCTGTTCTTTGTTGGCAAAGAACACCCCATCAAGGAAGCGTTCCAGTGCCAATGAAGCATCCTTCAGTGTGTGATAACGCCTTGGTTTAAATTCACCACTGTCTGACACATCAAACTCTAAGCAGTACCACTTGTTACGCAGTCTGGTTTGTATCTTGTACATATGCATACCTTTCATAAGACTTAACCTTGCTATCACCATCAGTGTGTTTGTATACAAACTTAACTGAGACATTGTCGGAGTGCAATCGTTGCAATAGCAATGACAAGTCACAGTCTTCTTCGAGATACACATTGTCCTTGTACTGGTAGCTGTAGCTGCTTACATCAGGGGCAATGCCCAAGTTGTCTAACACCTTACGCTTCACCTTGCCCCATCCATGTCCGGCATCGGTGTATACAGTGATGGTGAATGTCTTCTGTTCTGTCATGTTAGTTCCTGAATTGTTCCTGACAGTACCACTGTCTTACCAGTAGCACCCACTAGGTAGTTTAGCTTCACGATGTTAGGGTGTGACCTGAGTCCACACTTAGTCATGTATGTTTCCATCTGTCCTCTTTCATCGAAAGAGTGTTGCCATCCATGTCCATTGCTGAACTCCCAGTGCAGGGTGTAGGGTGGTGGTAGCATAGCCTCCTCCGCTTTGATTGCCCACATCTTATCTATCTTGTCATAAGAATCATCTTTGATCATGTCAGCTCCTTCACAGGGACGATGTACCTATGCACTTCATCACCTTGTTTGTTGTACACATACAAGTGCAACACTGTGTTCTCCATGACGGAGTCAAGGTAGCACTCAACATATCCATTGTTCTTACCAATGTTAATCACTGTGGATTTAACAAAGTTATCCAAGGTTTCTACTGTCAGTTTCATTTTGTTTCCTTAAAGGTTATGTTCCATAATATATTTAGCATCAGCAATGTCTTTAGACAGTGCCTCAATCCAAGTGCCATCCTCAATGTACTTGTCAGCCGACTCTGTCAGGTTCTTAAGCACCCCTCGAATGTCAGCCTTAGCACCCTTGGCAATGACAGGGAATTGCTCATGTCGTTCCATGCCCCGAATGAATGCATACCAAACCTTTGACTTCGGAGTGTAGAAGGTTGATGCAATTTCCTTACGCTCCCAGTGCTTAGTGTAGCTAGGGTGAACATAAGCATAGTGTTGCCCAAAGATTCGGGCAGTTTGTTCCTGCTTAGTGACTGTCAAGGTGAAGAGAACATCCCTCGCTTCATTGAATGTGTCCCATGTGTTGTTACCCTGTGCATCACAAGCATAGGTTTCATCGGACATCAGTACCATATAACCTTCGGTTGTTTTAATTACTTGATTCATTTGTTAAACTCTATATGTGCATCAGTTATTTCCCAATCACCACTCGCAACGATGCCTTGATTGAGTGGAATGAATTCACCTCCGTCAATGTCACTAGCTATTTTCATAGCTTCCTCATAGTTGTTGGCATCAACATAAACATACAAGTATGTTGTCATCTTAGCAAACACTTTGTATTTATTCATAGTCATCACATGCTCCTTCCATTACATCATGCAGTGCCACACCATACATCAGGTCATCGGCACTGTTCTCGAAAGCTTGGCGAGTGTCATCAATCATTTCAATGATGTCCTCACTAGGATAGTCTTCGATCACCTCCCACAAAATGATGCCGAAATCACCTGAGCAAAAAGAATCAAGCCCTATCACCTGAAGAACAGATGCATAGGACATGGTGTCAGGATAGTCAGACAACCACTGTTCCAGTGCAAACCTCTCACTCACCTTCATCTTCACAGGGAAGTCAAGGTCAGCACTCACCATGTAGAAGCATCGTCCATCACGAAGCTTCACATAGCAGTAGGGGTGAGTGTCAGTATCAACGGGATCGTTGCCCTGTACTGCATCCACTAGGTCATCAGCCGACAGGTAGATAACATCTACCAAAGTGTCGTAGCTCTCAAAGCTTTTCCCTGCAGGGACGGACATGCCTTCCTCTGCTAAGTCACTACGCATTCTTACCTTGCTCATACTGATTCTCCTTTGTATTCCAGTGCCAGTGTCACAATGCTATTTGCTACATCCTCCATGCTCTTGGCATAGTAGGGGTGAAGACGATAGTCTTGAAGGGATGCTTTGTTATTCAAGTCACCCATCCAAATGAAGTGGCTATCAAGTAGGAGGAACACCTCTCTACGAAGTAGTTCTTGTCTGTCCATTTGTGTTTCCTTTCAGGATTAGTTCTCGCTTAATGAAGGGTAGGTAAACTTTGTTACCAAAGAATTGATGCTCAAACAATTGATCCTCAACGATTTTGTCTGAGTGTGCTCTCGCTGCTTTCAATGTCTTGAAAGTAGCAACAGGGTTAGTGTTATTGGGATAACACACAATGAATTTGTATCTGTATCTCATATCACCACCATGAATCGTAGAACACTGCCTTGCCATCGGCAATGGCTTGCCTTGCCACCTTGACGAAGGTAGCTACGCTTTCGAGATCTTCGGAGTCTATCTCTTGAGCACCGAAGAAGAACCCATTGCGGGGTATCAACTTGTTGTTGCCAGTGTCCATCTCCAGTCTGTCTAGATCTGAAAGATCAAGACGAAGGGTAGTGCAGTTGAAGTCGTGTCGAAGACCACGCTTTTGGCGGTACAAATCCTCCATCCAACCATGTAAAGCATTGAACTTTCTCCAGTAGCAGATCTCTGTAGCAGTGTCAGCATCCAGTGCCACATCAACAGTGGCATCACCTACACTGTCAGCATTGACAGTGAATGCATACATATCAAGTCCCATAATTATTCCTTGGAAAGTTAATTGTTGAGTAATAGAAGTCGAGGATTTCATCCTCTGTTAGTTCAAAGTCTATGTCACCCAGTGCCACTGCAATGTTAATGTCATAGACATTACGAGACAGACCTGTCTCGAATATCAGTGGGGTGTTCATGTCACCTACTGCAAACATGCACCACCATCCTGTCCTCATCCACTGTCAGCCATGCCTTCCGAGTGAATGAATCGTAAACAATAATGTCACCGACATTAATGATTGCCCCTGTCTTGCAACAGATACCTTTGTATCTAGCCTTCACGATCCGTTCCATGTAGCCTCCGAATGTTGTTCATCAATATGCCAAGTGCCTATCTTGATAGCCTCTGCTATCGACTCGGCAAAGCCAATGTAACCCACTGCATCTGAGTCAGAGAACAACTCAAATATTTCAGCTTCGCTTTCCCATCTAGCCCACACTTCGTAGCCATGCTTCGCAAGTATCTTTCTCATTTGAAATCCCTCATGTAAATTGCACCACGCTTAGTGCCTTCGGCATCAGCGAACACCTTCATTGCCACAACATCAGCCTTGTCCACTGTTTGCTCAGTGGCCTTGATGACGAAGCTTAGATACTTATAAGGGTTATAAGTAACTTGTCTGCCTACCATGCTAAGGAATTCATAGTGGCTCTCGACTCTGTCGCCATTGATCCACACCCCAGTCACTCCGGCATGGACATTCTTTCGCTTCTCTCGAAGCACCCTCTGTCGCCCTGCTTCGGACACCTTGAACTTGCAACTCTCAAGTAACACAGTGTTACTGTGAGCAACAACTCTACCCTTTCGGTCACCTTCCAGTGCCTTAATGCTGAAGCATTTCTTATGCAGATTAAAGTATACGAACACTCTCATATCAATCATCTCCAAACTTGTGATACATAGATGTATCAAGTTGCTCATCAGTCCATGCATTGAAGCCACCCTTAGCGAAGAACTCAGACACATCCTTCAACTGTTCAGGTGATTCAATTAAGAACACCAACTCATAGTTGGTGAGTGCCAATATCTTTTCTTCTCTTGTCATGTTGTTTCCTTTCAGGAAAGAAGGGTTAATAACCAAAACTTCACACCAACAAATGCTGCAAAGCAGACAGTGCCTATCACATATTCCATGATGCTTCCTTTGCATCTTCGTAACCTTTGACGAAGTCAGCATTCTCAGTGATGTTTTTCCATCGTTGTTCCACAACCTTATGCACCTCTGTCACAGGGCAGTTAAGAAGGGAAGCAACATCGTCACACAGTAGGATTGTGTTATCTAACACAAAGTGGATACGCTCTTCAAGTGTCTTCATGTTAGTTCCTTTCAGGAAGAAGGTTGAATGTCCCATCCAGTGCATCAAACAACAGTGCTTTAGCACAGTTGAGGGATTGTCTAGCACCCTCATTGTTGCCATGATGTATCTGTTCTTGAACATCAGACAGTAGTCCTGCAATTACCATTGCACCGCCTGACAATTTGTAAGTGATCGAATCTTTCATTAAACCTGTAAAGGTTTCAATGTCACATCCAAACATGTTATTTAAATCTTGATTTGAAAGCTTTGCCATGTTGTTTCCTTTAGGAATTGATTGCTTCAGCCAGTGCATTTTCACTGTCAATAGTGACTGCATCAAACACCTGTTGCTTCGTGCCTTTGTAACCCATACCTTTAAGAATTGCATAGCAAGTCTTACCTTTAGAGGTGAGTCGCATACCTTTCATCTCCAGTTTAAGACCTTGTCTTAAGCAACGAAGACGATAAGCATTGATTTGTTCCGGTGTAGTAAGTACCATTTTGTTTCCTTTAGGAAAAGAGAAGCGACTTTGCTTCTGTTAAGACTATGTCTTAGCCCTAACAGAAACCCACTGTCTAGCACCGACCCCAGTGCCACAGTGGAAAATGTCTCTCATATACATTATCAACATGATGTATTAGCATGTCCTATGCATTCACCCTGCATAGACTGGGCTGATCCATAGTGATGACGCAAGCCTTGCTAATAGCATGCACCCTCACCGACTTCAGTATCAATTGTTAAAGATCAGAACGACTGAAGCTTTGCTTCACAGCAGGGCTTCACCCTATGGAGAACGCTAGATAACATTCTGCAAAGCCCTAAGGCTTTACGCAAGGCTATCAACTAAGCTCTGCTTACACCACAAAACCAGTGGTATCAAGCTTCGCTTTACCTTTAGCATACAGTCCGACAATGACTTTGTCATCGAGGTGACGAACATCAGAGTTGTCTCCAGAGACAACAGGGATTCCCATGAATGTCATTGGGATATCCTTTTCCTTACGGAAAACAACTGCCATTCTCATGTTGTTAAGCAAAGCATTTTCGACATAGGGTTGAAAACCCTCCACACCAGAGTAACTGAATGTCAAATCATAGTTGCTTGGCAACTCAGTACGATTACCTCTTTTTGTGTAATCGTAGAATTGAATGTTAGGGAAAGCAGCAAATATGTTTACATATTCAATTCCAGTAACATCAGTAAAACCTATGGTTTCCCATCGAATGTCACTAG